TTCATGGACCCGTCATTGTTGTTTGAATAAAGGAAGAAAATGAATATCACACTGAGAAAAGCAAATGCTGTGCAGAACAGCATCAACGATACTATCAAAAGTATCAAAATCGATTTCACAATTGAACTCAATGAGTTTCAAGATGTAGAAGCCGCGATCACCAAGGCCAACTCTGACTTGGTCACCAACGATGGTCGCAGACAAAAACTAACCATGGCTCTGTACAACATCCGTGCATTGGTTGGCACAGCCAACGCAGCCAGCGGAATCAACACAGCATTGGCCAAGGCAGCATTCATCGACAAGCGTATCGGTCAGCTGGAAGAACTAGCCAAGGCCACAGAGATTACTTCGTTGGAAGTGATCAAGGGCAAGTTGGAAAAGATCAAGAACGACAAGGGTGAAAACACTCGTCGTAGCATCTACGGTTACAGTGATACAGTAAGCACCAGTGTTCTCAGCAAAGAACAGATTGCACAGGCCAAAGCAGAAGTGCTTAATCTGAAAAAGCAAAAACAACAGCTCAACGATGAAGTGCTTGAGTTGAACATCAAGACAGAGATTCCTCTGAGTGATGATGTAGTGGCTTCACTACAAGCAGAAGGCCTGCTCTAAAAGACCCCGGTTACATTTTACCGTTATAAAAGTGGGTGATGGTTGAGCTCCATAACGACAACTTGGTACATACGGACTTACCACACAGCTCTACTTAAGGGCCTAGGAAAAAATCGTAGGTAAGGACTAACACCTTCCCATAAGAATAAATGTTATGGACAGAGTAACAGCTCAGTCTAGGGCTCATGTGGTGTGAGTAGCTAGACACTTTATAAAAGCTCTTTGAAGTTTAACTACACTGGAATGTGTCAGGTAGCCCGAAGTCGACTAAAGGTGAGTGCCCCCAGGAAGATACGGAGTTAGACAGTTTGGTTCGATTCCAACAGAGAGCCTCTATAAAGTTATCGCGGGGTGTAGCAGAGGTAGCTAGTCAGTCTCATAAGCTGAAGGTCGGTGGTTCGAGTCCATCCCCCGCAACCAGTTTTTTACAAAGGCAAAAATGAAACTAACCGACAGTCGTGGTCCCGAAATAGATACAGAACAATGTGTAATACAAGCGGGAGGTAACAGGTTTGATCTTGTGCTGATCGCATCAGTAAGAGCCAGAGAGCTCAGTCGCAGACACAAATCAGCCGAACTTACTACTCAGGTTAATTCTCCTGTAAGTGCCTTGCTAGATATTCAGTCAGGAAAGATAGGCAAAGAATATCTTAAAAAAGTAGAATAAATTCGTAAAGATAATGCGGGATTAGTTTAATGGTAAAACAGCAGATTTCCAATCTTCGGTCAAGAGTTCGATTCTCTTATCCCGCTCCAAGGATACAATGCAGGTAGTAGATCAAACAGAACTTGTACGTAAATTTAACTTTCGCAGTGTTATCACTGAGGAAGATGATGCTGCGGCCTGCCACATTATCAAGAGCATCATTGCCGATGGCAATTACTTTACCAACAGTCCTAAGTTTCAAACCAAAGAAAACATCTTTGCCAGACAAGAAGCGTTGTGGTTGAAATACCGTATGAGTTTTATGTTCTCAGTATTCATGTATCTGGGTCGTGAAGTAAAGGTCTCTGAAATGATGGCCTGGAGTTTTATGACCAATCTCCAGGGTGCCGAAGATCGAGAAAAACTATGGCATCATCATTGGCATCCAAAAAACCCCAATAATAAAATGTTCAGCGGAATATACTATCTGCACATCCCCGATGATGTCAATGATCGAGATTACTGCGGAACAGAGATAGCACCTAATGGTGCAGAGCAGGATGGCAAGTATTTCATCACCCCCACAGTAGGTCACTGGATCATTTATCCCGGCAATACATGGCATCGTCCAGGCATTGTGCAGAGTAACCAATATCGATTCGTATTGGCAGCAGATATAGAATGCTCCTATAGTTAAATGGCATAACGCATTCTTGGTAAGGATGTATTTCAAGTTCGATTCTTGGTTGGAGCACCACTTGACAATTTTCAAATAAGACTGTATAATCAATACATACAAGGAGCTCTTATGGACATTCAAGTATTAGCGAGAAAAAGCGTCAGCAAATTGCTGGTCGAAAACTGTCTACAGGTGTTTCGAAATGAATTGAAATTACAGAATAGTCGATATTCGCTGATAGTTGTTCCTGAAAGAGGAATGAGTGTCGAAGAAGGAGTGCGAGGCAGTGTGTTCAAACTAGGACCTACTGTTATAGGCATGAGCATAGATACAGCTCTTGACACAGAAAGATTGATCATTGCACTGGCACATGAAATGGTGCATGTCAAGCAGTATGCTCGAGGGCAGATCACACATGGAAAGAATCTCAACAGCAGATTTTGGATGGGTAAAAAATTCAAGGGACACTATTATGATCTTCCTTGGGAAGTAGAAGCCTTTAGTAAAGAGCGAGTGTTAGCCAATAAGGTTTTTCAAATCATAGACAAGGCAGACGCTCAATTAAAATCAAAGAAAAATGTCAAAAAGTGATCTTATAGAATTAACTGGTGCAGTTGAAGAAGTACTACCTGGCAACATGTTCAGGGTCAAGGTAGATAATCTACCCAACGTACTTGTATGCTATACCAGCGGTAAATTGAAACAGCACAAGATAAAAATTATCTTAGGCGATAGAGTTAAAATTGAAGTCAGCCCATACGATCTTACCAAAGGTCGTGTGACATATAGATTGTAAGGAGTATATCATGCCATGGATTCAAAACGTAGCACTCAGTGACATCCGCAAAGGGTTTCACATCAATGCAGGCCCAAATTCCATGCTGATTCAAATCTGCGATCCGCCTGGCGATTTTCCTATTCCTTTGCACACATTCAAAGAGGTTCATCAATTTGAGTTCTTGGATATTGAAGCCAATGACACATGTTTAGACGAAGCCATGCGTTGCAGTCAAGAGCAGGCCAACGAGCTGGTTCGACTGTTGCAACACGCATTGGAAAATCGCATGAACGTTGTGGTGCATTGCCATGCTGGTGTTTGTCGCAGCGGGGCGGTCTGCGAAATTGGTGTTATGCTGGGCTTTGATGATACTGAAGCATTTCGCAGTCCTAACCTATTGGTCAAGCATCGCATGATGAAGGCTCTAGGCTGGACCTACGACGAGCAAGAACTCCATTCAATCAATGGGGTTACAATGCCTTCCGGAATAGTTATTCCAGCCAAGACCATAGATTGGACCAACGACAACGAAAAGATTTTTACCCTAGCTGCCGAGCGTAGAGCTCGTAGAATTAAAGAAGGTGATGTATGATTAACTTAAATATATTTGAATTGAACAAAATTAAAAAAATCTGCGAAGAAGTGGGTACAGAGTACTTTACACTGGAACAGACAAATGCTTCTGGTATTGGCAGTGTTCTTACATTCATCTACGAAACAGAAATAGCAGATCATCCTGCTACAATATCAATCGAAGTGCGTGGTGTAGATAATTGGTAACCGTGGCATTTCTACAACACCCCGTTGATTTTGGTTGACGGGGTTTCTTTTTGGTGCTACAATAGAACAATAATAGAAGTAAAAAACAAGAAAGGAGGGCGGTATGCCAGCAGTATTTTTAGTCAGCGATACGCACTTTGGTCACACAGGTGTTTGCCGCTTCACACGTAACGATGGTGTTACAAAACTTCGTCCATGGGATTCCGCAGAGGAAATGGATGAAGCTATGGTTAAGGCGTGGAACGAGCGTGTGCGCCCTAACGACAAAGTGTATCACTTAGGTGATGTTGTTATTAACCGTAAAGCATTGGGTATCATGAGACGGTTAAACGGTGACAAGGTGTTGATCCGCGGTAACCACGATATTTTTAGAGATAACGAGTACCGCGAACACTTTAGGGAATTACGGGCATATCACGTTATGAACGGAATGATCTTGAGCCATATTCCTTTACACCCGGAATCGTTGGGACGTTTTGGTACTAACATACACGGACATACACATGCCAATCGTGTTATGTTGCCCGGATTTGGTGGTAAGATTACCGACATAGTAGATACTCGTTATCACTGTGTTTGTGTGGAACAAACACCAGACTTTGCTCCTATTTTGTTTGAAGATGTTATTAAACGCATCGAAGAAGAAGGTGGTAGTATAGGGTTTAAAAACGGTAACGGTCCTATAGTGGATTAGGACATAGTCCTATGTTAGCGCCAGCCCTAAGGCGCTTATAAATAAGGGTAAAATAGCACCTTCGGGTGCTATTTTTTTGACTCTAAGTTCTGATATCTGCGGCATAAATACTTGTGATAGGAAAAATTCCAGGAGTAGAAAAATATGCCATTACAGATTCGCAGGGGCACAGATGCTGAAAGATTAGCGATGACACAGCCGCTGGCTCAGGGAGAGCTGCTGTATGTAACCAACGCACAGAGATTATATATAGGAAACGGCACTACATTGGGCGGTGTTCAAATCACCGGTTACAACAATGAAGATGCACAAGATGCTGCTGCTCTGCTTTTCAGCAACGGCGCACACACTGGGATAAACTTCACATACAACGATGCGACTGCTAGTTTGAGTGCTACGGTCGATTTAGCTAATTATCAAGGAACCATCGGAGCAACATCTTTCAAGGGTTCTATTTTTGCTGACGATTCTACACTACTAGTGGATGCTGTTTCAGGAACTATAGTAGGACCTGTAGTAGGCAATATTACTGGAAATCTCACAGGAAATGTTGTCGGTAATGTCACAGGTAATGTCACAGGTAATGTCACTGGTAGTGTGGTTGGCGATTTAAAAGGATCAGTATTTGCTGATGATAGCACAGTATTAGTCGACGGTCCTGCTGGGCTGTTACGAGGTCAACTAATTGGTTCAGTAACTGGTTCAGTAACCGGCGATGTTAAAGGTTCTATATTTGCTGACGGTTCTACATTGCTAGTAGATGCTATTGCAGGAGTAATTACAGGTGACGTATTAAATATTAATGTTACTACAGATAACATTGTCTCGGGATCTATTATTATTAATAGAAATCCCCCAACTAATGGTATTGCTATATATTCAGAAGCATCTCTTGAAGACAACGTTGATATTTTTAATATTATCACAGCACACGATGACGCATCTGCATCAGGATTGACATTTACTAGAAGTCGAGGAACAATTGCTGCTCCTACAGCATTAACCGCTAACAATGAGATTTTTTCTTTGTTATTTGCAGGTCAATCTTCTACTTCGATCGAACCTGCTGTTAGACTTGACGTCAAATTAGATGGCAGTGTTGGAACAGCGATTGTTCCTGGAAAACTAGTTATCGGAACAGCCAATGCATCGGGAGTGATGACTGATAGATTAACCATCGATTCCAAAGGAATTTCAACATTTGCAGGCATGGTTACACTGCCAACATATGCCAACGAAGCCGCAGCCAACGCAGCTGTGACAACTCCTGTGAACGGAATGATGTATTATGATTCTGGAGCCAGCAAGGTCAAAGCACGTCAGGGCGGTGCTTGGGTGGTATTAGCCTAATTAAGCAAATACTCAATGTCGTTGCGAAATCTAAAAGTAGCAACGACTCGAGGCTCATTGTGCGGATTATATACAGCATGCGGTACATTAATTTTTAATACCGCAGGCGTGTTTAGTTCAAATCTAAAAACTTCGGTAACATTGGTGTGGTCGTGCCCACCGCAATTGTATGTGGGATAATACACATCGTCTAATGATTCATTTTTTAATTCATAAAATAGTGTGAAAGAGCCCTCACAGTTCTCCATTGGAATGTTAATAGCATTGGTTGGTGGAAAATCTGTTAGCACAGGCACATCATCGAATTTAGAATCTGGATCATCTTGTCTATCTGTATGTATAAACATACTAGAGGAGTTGGTGTGATCAAGCATCGTTAGGTCATTTTTTAGATTAGTAAAGAAAATTAATTGGTGCATATGCAGTCCCATAGATTCAAATACTGCAATTAACTCCGGCATGTGCTCTTTTACTTCATTTTCAAAATGGCACCACCACAACGCATCCTTAGGAGTATGGTTGTCTTTGAATTGAATTAATTGATTTCTAAGATCGATCCAATTTGGAATATCAATATATTTTGCGTATATCATTAAACTGATTATCCTTAACACATAAAGTCAACACTGACCAAAATTTATCAGTGCGATTCCACCCATGATGCCATATCACAGGAGCAGCTATTCCTATGGTTTCTTTAAATTTTAAATTCATAGAATCATCTTCTATAACCAATCCTACTTGATCGATATCATTGCTAGGATTTAATACTCCTGTTATAATTCTAAACGATTCGTCATCGTCATCGCAGTGCCTCGGAATAACACTCTGAGGACTCATGAATATGTACAATGCTCTTTCTAAATTTTTAATTTTAGATAACAACTTAATTTCCTCTGCAAAAATATTTTGTGTTTTTTTAGAAATTGTTTTTTTTGAAAATATTTCAATTATTTTCATATCACAAATTTCTTCAACAGCTACTGGAAAGTCAATATTTTCATTAGTTACATTAGTAATTTCATCAGCCATGTACCTATCTAATACTTCAGATCCCTTGTCTGCTAATAATTCTGCAATTTTTTCTAAATTGTTTTCAACAGCATATTCTTTAATCATTACTTAGGTATTCTTATATAAGTCTTAAAATCTTTTGTTAACAGCCATCGATCAACACTCGCTTGACTAACACTTAATTCATCCTTCAACCATTCGATCAGTTTTTCATTACGGTCAAGAATATCAAACATCACCCTACGATTATGATCTATGTCAATATTTATTTGTTCTATATTGTCCGAGACAGTATCTAAAAAATAGCGAGTGTTTGCAACAACAGCATCTAGTCTAGTTTCTTCATTTTCGATATAAGCATATTCTGGAGTATGTAGATAATTTTCAAAAGTTTGAAGTCCTCTATGTTTCATAAAAGTAAATCTATCAGGATGATCTGCTACGATAAACGGATGGTTGTTAATTACAGCTCGCCAAATCTTTTCAGTTAAAAACTCAAAATCTGTTGCAGGTGGGTAACAACTACCTTCGGATATTATACTAACTGATGTATCGTGAAATACATCGGGATCAATCCATCCACAATCATTTAACCAAGGCGAATCAAGTAAACCTCTATCAGCCATCTCTTTACCCGATACCCGCGAGTAATCTTTTGATACTGTATATTTGTCATCAACTGCACGATCACAGTATTTTAAAAATTTATCATATTGCTCATCTGTATAATGATTGAGGTATTCTCGACACCACTCTTGGTCATTGCTGGTCCATGGTGGGAAGAAACTCCAAATACCTGTATCAAGTATTTCGGCATCGTAATATTTGCTCATTAGCCCTATGCGATTTGGTCTAGAAGGCACACCTCCTAGAAATAAAAATTTGCCTGCTGTGGGATTCCATTCATGTACAAGGTGTAATTTGTCTTTGTAACTTTGATACATTTGGTTAACTGGAAAATCCCAGTCAAGTATCTCATATGCCAACGACCGCTGGTCTAGATCAGATTGATAGTCTGAGCACATTCCTGGCATCAGATAGAACTTTTTAATACCTAGATCTGTTCCTTCTTGATGAATTTTTTTTAATATTGAATAAAATCGATCATTGTCTTTGTATAAAAATCCATCAACTAACAACAGACCTACGATACAATCTACATGTTTACTTTCTACCGCTGATTTAATGTCAGCGACCACTAGTTCAATATTCAGTCGATCTAACTTATCTTGATCGTGGTCATCATCATAGGTAAACCACAATTCAAAGTTTACCAGTTCAGCTTTCATTTCATTAGTCCTGTTAATTGTATTGCATATCTATTCTTAGTGCTGAAATTATATACAGCATGCTCGGCATCGCCAGTCCATGAGAACCAATCGCCCGCCTTCCAATTATTATAAATGTTGTTTACGATCTGTAGGAACTGGCCTCGCTCGCTATCTTCCAACATTACTATAATGCGCATAATTTTATCTGTGTCTGTGACCTTGTGTATATGTCTCCACCTTGCATATAAATCTCTATGCAGTGGCATGTATTGTCCGGGCAACACTAGATTTATCGCCGCAGTTAGATTGATCAAAAAATCAAATTTACTTTTAACATAGTCAACTGACACCGGCATAACCTGGGGTTCAAAATAGTTGTATAAACACATTTGATTTCGATTATGTCCAGCATCTAAAAAATTATTGAGATAGGTATCGTCGACTGTATCTTGATTATATCTTAAATTAATATAATCTTGAATATTCCACTGAGGAGTAATATTATTCATCAATTAAAAATAATCTTGAAGCGGGCCTGTACGTTTAACATCTAAAGTAGAACAGTGAAATCCTCCGCTCATTGTACGTGCCTGACGGCAAGGAAGTCCAATAGATTCAACATCCCACTTGGCTAGTTCTCGACGCAGTTCTTCTTGTTCGATATCACATATAACTAATTTCTCATTCACACTTAAGAAGTTTAATCCGATATAAGGACTACATGGTGCTATGCCGCCCGCCATATTTGCTTTTGGCACAGCTAGTCTGTCTCCGGTAAACCAAATCTTATCCCAGTTTTTAAATATTGCTGGATAGTTATCTGGTGTCACTCGATCTGCATTGAACAATACCAGTCCTGGGCGCAATGGTAGTATAGTCGAGTCAAAGTGTGCGAAGCTATAGATCTTTTCAGCAAGATGGATTCTGTAACCTTTTGGTGCGAGTATCGATTGCAACCATTCGAATCCTAGTTTGTTGCCGCTGTTGCTAACCTGACACAATAGATCTTTGCCTAGGCGTACAACATTGGGAGCATCAAATACGATTTCGTTGTTTAACAGTGTTGCTTCCTCTAAATGTTCAAGCTGGAAACTGCTATCTTCTAAAATAGGTTTCGGAGCACATATCCACTGAGTCCCGTCTTTCATCTGTTCATACAGATAATCATTGTATGCACGAGTTTCAAAGTACCTAGACCGCATAGGACTCGGGCAGTCGATAATCATATTGTCTAAGGGCAAGAGAAGGTCTCGTGGGCAAAAGTTATACCAACCAGTGGTCTTCCATTCCGGCGTACTAAATTCTTTAGTGTGATCTAATATTTTAGGGCGATGTACCTTGACCCCAAGACCTTTGAGTGTGTCTGCTAGTCTATCAAGATCTTCTTGCCCTTCATCTAGTACCCATTGCTCATGTGTACCTTGTAAGTGCTGAATATCTTCCCACTTCTCTCCAGCATATACAAAACTGTGAGTGCTTTTGTTTAAAGGCGGCAACAGTGCATTACTACCGACGCCTACAATAATTTCCTCTAACGGATCCCAATCATTATTCGAACTCACTGCCATTTATAAAACCCCTGTATGTAAAAATTTATGAAAACTTAATCTGTTTGTCTCTGTTCCTCTGTTGTATTCTTTCCATCGATCATCACCGAGACCAAAGAAAACTGTATTGCTGGGACATACATCAAGTTGCTTACAAAACTCTATTTGAAGTGCGTGATATTTATTAGTAATATAATCTACATCAAATTTATCAATAAAATGCAGACCCAAGGCAGCACCAAATTTATTATTATAGTTGATTTTATTGTAGACAAACATAGTGTCGTCATTGTCTTCTCTGGTCAACCTTATTCCTATCCTAGCGTAGGCCAATGGAAAAATTTTAGACAGGCTAAACACAATATCAGTGATACACGGATAACTAACATCGTAAACTAAATCGTAACTAACACCAGAAAATACTAGATCAAGCATCACAGGAATATTTTTTTCTGTACACTGTTGCAGAATTTTATCGTGCCATGCGTGTTTAATACCAGTGTCGGCAAATGGGTAGCTGATAATTACTGCATCATTAGAATCTAATTCTTCATCTTCAATAAACTTCCAGTCAGGCCAACCAGTGCGCCATGCTATCTGATGATAAACATATTCTCCCTTAAAACATCGAAATCTGCGTGTGCTGTTCTTCATATAGAACTTGTCAAATGATTCGCTGGTTGCTTGAGAGTAATTGATAAATTTAAAATCTTCTAAACCTATGTATTTGTTAAGTTCAGTAGATGATATCCATTCTTTGTATCTACTGCAAAACTTTTCTATAATTTCTCGATCGTCGAAAATTGTCTGTAGATTTAAATTGAAATTATTTAGATGTGCTATCGCATCTGGATCGCTGATAGCACCTGAACTTCCATAGGGCATCGATCTTTTATCTGGGCTGATATGTTTAGTCAATATAGGTCACCTGCATTATAATTAAATCGTCTTTACCGAAGTTACAGGCACCGTGCCAGGTGTCGCCTGACCAGGTAAATGTATCTCCCATCTTCCAACCAGAAAGAACATCTCCACCGATTTGGATCACATGTCCGAAACTCCATGGAGTTAACGCTATCACTGTGCGTTTGATTTTATCTGAATCTTTTTGTTCTATTCCAATTTCTTTAACAAAGGTAGCATAGGTATCAAAGTGCCATACAACCATGTGACCCGATGTTATCTTTAGTAAGTTATAACTATACTTGAAATCTTTAAAATGATCAAGACACTGTTCGAGTCCGTGTTCAAGCTCAGGTCGAATACTCATATAATGCGTAACCGACTCTGGAGGTATGTTCCAACTGCTATGCAGGTCTTCTAATTGATACTTGAGATCAGTGGTGTAAATCTTCCAAGGATCTTTGACATCAACTTCTTTGGTTTGTATAACTTCAACCCAAGGCACATCGACCTGATACCAAGTGCATGGAACATTACCAAATACGACTTCAGGCTTGTTCCAGTTTATATATTTTTCTGTTTGATCTATTTTCATTTTTTAAAAAATTAATTACAAAATCTTTGTTTGGGATAAAGAAATTGTCGAGTCTGCTGATAAAATCATCACGATCTTGCTCAGTTAAGTTTGCTACACTTAGTCTATCTGGATAAGTTAATACTCCTAGGGTCCAAGGAGATTCTATCGACTTTACAAATAAACTCAAATCTTCAAATCCTCCCCAGTTATTAATATGAAGAACTGAATGCACACTGAGATTAAAATTGAGATTTTTAATCTGCTGTATAAAAGCTAAAATATCTGTCCACTCACTACCAGACCTCACTTTGTTGTTGAGTTCTCCTACACCGTCGATGCTTAGTATAAATGTAACCTTAGATACTATAGACAACGTTTCTATTACATCATTAGTCAACAAGAATGTGCCGTTAGTGTAGTAAGTTAATTCTAACTTGGAAGTATCTGTAAAAGTTTTTAAAAATCTCATATGACGATTAGTCATTAAGGGTTCGCCGCCCAAGAATGTAATTCGAGTTATGGTGTTAGGCACACTAGTTAATTCAGATACTTGTATAACATTTTCTTTGTTAGTCTTGTTTGGGTTTTCAATATTGGCCCAAGCACTACTAAACTCGCCCCAACATCCGTCACAGGTTAAATTACAGATATTATCAAACCCAATTTCTAGATATTTGAGTTCAACTACCTCGATGTTATAAGCTTCGTTGAATTCCTGTCTAAGACTTTTCTTTCCGAGGGTTTCTTCCATGTAGCACTTTTGGCATTCAGATATAAATTCCCCGTTGAGACTTTTTTGTCTAAGTTCTTGATATTCAGGAATCGTAAGAACTTGTTCCAGATCTCCATTAAATTGGGCAATCGGTTTTTTGAATCTACAACAGGGGAATATTCTATCTCCCCCTCTAATATTAGTGTGATTCCAAAATGCAGAACAAAGAGTGTTATCTTTCGACATGAGGAAATTATTTACCCATATGTCACGCACTATAAATAATTTTCTAATGATACCTTTAGACTCTCCCCTACTTAACGGAAATGAAAAGAAATACCTAAATGAATGCATCGATACGAATTGGATTTCGTGGCAGGGAAAATTTGTTGACAATCTAGAAGCTGAGATAGCCAACTATTGTGGAACCAAACACGGTATTGCTATTGTTAACGGTACCTATGCATTAGTGATTGCATTAAGAGCATTAAATGTAGGGCCGGGGGATGAAGTAATTGTTCCTACGTTAACTATGAGCGCATCAACATTTGCTATTTCATCAGTAGGGGCCATTCCTGTGTGGGTAGACTGTTTGCCAAATTCATTGTTAATGGATCCGCTCGATGTCTACAAAAAAATATCTAAAAAAACCAAAGCTATCATGGCTGTTCATTTGTACGGTCATTCTGTAGATATGACTAGGTTAAAAGAAGTCGCTGGCAATATTCCTATTATCGAAGATGCTGCTGAAAGTTTTGGCGCAAAGCATCAAGATATAGTTGTTGGTGGATTTGGGGATATTGCCTGTCATAGTTTTCACAATAAAATTATCGGCTCGGGAGAAGGTGGAGCTATTACTACGAACAGCGATTATCTAGCCGAACGAGTAAAAGAATTGCGTGTACCTGCACCAGATAATTCAGGCAGTAAAGAGTTCACATTAAACAACAGAATGAGTAATCTTGCAGCCGCAGTTGCTCTAGCACAATTAGAGAAAGTTGATCATATCATTTCTCTTAGACAAAATGTAGCTAAATTATATGAAAGTCTGTTTTCTAAAATATCAGGCATAGAAATTTTACATAGAGCACCTAATAATTTTTCTGTCTACTGGCGATATCAAATTTTTGTAGACAACAGCAAATTATTAGTTGCTAAATTAGCAGAGTCGAGCATAGAATCTAGAACAATTTTTAAACCCATGCATAGACATCCCTATTACGATAACAAAGATAGATTTGTCAATGCGGAACACATCAGTAGTCGAGGTGTCGACTTGCCTTCGGGACCTTGCCTAACAGAAGAACAAATTTATAAGGTAGTTGAAGCAGTTAAACAATCACTATGATAAATCACCAGGCATTAGATTTCTACAACAAAAACAAAGATTGCACATGGCAATTAGAATCTGCCCCCGATGGAATTAGTTCAAATATAGAACTTGCAGATTGGCTGCTTAACAAATCTAAATTTGGTTGGTTAGAATTAGATCTTAACATAGATTTATCACAGTGGCAACATGAAGCCACACAGTCTAAATCCTATTACGTTGAACATCGAGAAGATGAGAGTCAAGGATGGAACAGTTGTTGCGTACACGGGATTGATATAGACAAAACCGGAGCATGGACCAACTACGGATATATTAACGAAGCAGACGTACCATATAGCTGGACTAACCTATCATTTAAAACTCCATCAATAAAAAACTTCTGGCAAAATCAATTCCCATCAGATAGATATAGACGCATTCGGTTCATGGAACTGGAACCCGATTCTGCAATAACTCCGCACAGTGATATGCCTGGGAGACTACCAGGTGAGGATAACTTCGATGCATTAGATTTTGGCTGTCCTATTAATATTGCTGTGATTCATCCCAAAGACTGCTATATGGTATTAGAAGGATATGGCATCGTTCCATTCAAAGAAGGCAAAGCATTTTTAATTAATATTAGAAACTATCACAGTGTGATAAATTTTTCTAATGAATCTCGCATACACATAATAGGACATAGTTACGGGTACGGTTCTAAAAAACAGCAGTTCGCAGATTTAATTACAAGAAGTTATGAAAAACAATATAATAGAATTTAAATCTCTATCCGATCAAAAATCTAAGACAGCATTTTGCTTTGTCGATACGACCGGACGAGCTGCGTCTGCATGGATACGAGAAATAGTCAAGAATCAATCAGAATACACTGTTAGTAATGTTGTGGGTAAATTTTACGATTTATATCAAGGCATTGATGAAGATGAATTATTAAATTATGCTGCTGATTTAAATTATGAATATGCTGTGGTATTTGCCACGGGCACAGAGTTTATCAATGGATATTCGTTCTTTGAACAGATCGAAGAATTAATAGGTACCGGTACGTCATTAGCAGGACATATTTTAGATAGAGGAGATGCATACTACGAACTGCATCAACAGTGCTATCTAATAAATCTAAAAACATATATCAAATTAGGAAGACCGGTAGTTGGCAATCAAGCACTTGGTCAATGGCATCAACAACAAGAACCTATACGAAGTCAAGAAAATTATCATGATAATTACACACCGTTATGGATACAGCCAGGGCAGTCTATTAGAACATTTAATCACCAATGTCACGGATGGAATATCCTATCAATATTTTTAAACAACAATCAACCCATCGCTGTATTCAATCATCAAATACGAAACAGCAAAATACATCTTTATTCTGAATTCGTTAACGATTTTAATAAAAATGTCAATTGGATTTATAAAAGACAACAGGTGTGTTCAACAGAGTTTATACATACTTCTAATACAGAATGGGATTTTGATCCGAATTTAAAATTCAAACAGATAGTCACACCCGCTAGCGGCATATGGTATAATGCGTTGATCGATAGCAACGAACACACTACCGTGATATTTTATGATTATAATTCCAAGGCTCTCGACTACTGGAGAAGCAATGTTCCGCCTGCGCCTAATATCGAATACAAGTTTGTGTTATTAGATTTACTTGTTGACGACTTTGATATAAGAAGTCTCATCGATATTACTATGTCAGATAGTACAATAATTAATTTTTCTAATATATTTTTTTACGAAGGAACTGCCTGTCTTCAACCAATGCATTATCGATTAAGTCGAGAAGCAGAAATATTAGAAAATATAAAACTTTATGCCCCCGATGCGTATGTTAGTTTTAATATGAGATCTGCCGGAGCATTTGGTTCTAAAAATCATTTGCATGGCGAATTGACCAAAGCCATCGATATTGAAATTTTACATCCTAAAGATCTTATTAAACCAACTTGGAGATTCAACCGAGACTGGTCATAGGTAGTCGGTGACCTGTAGTATTATTCTTGGCAAATAACCAATATTTGCTGCACCGTGTGTATCCTGACTATCATCATAGACAAAAACATCCCCGGCTCTATAATCTTTAATTAATTCATTTTTATAGACAAAAATGTGTCCTGGTTCATAATCCTGCATAGGTACCCAGTATCGCACACATTTGTTTTCAAACGTGTGTGGGTCGCAATGCATTGGGGTAAATTGTCCAGGATACATTTTAGTAAACCACCAATGTATATTTGTTGAGGTCCACGGCGGAGTAATATCAAAAGTTAAATTTGATTTTTCATACAGCCAAAAATGAACTGAGTCTAAATCATAGCCTGCATCAGATGCAGTCTTATAAGTCTGTTCTTCTTGAAGGCTATCTGGTTTCCAATCTCTTGGTCTACCATATCCATCAGAGTGACTAATTTCTGTTAGCCACTCGGGATTTATCCAGCTTTTGTAATTTCCGATACAATGCATGAAAAAACTTTTCTCCCATCAAGATAATTATTACTTTTAGATTCACGATTATTAATATATTCTGACAATAAGCTATTAGCTTCGCCTAGTTTTTCTTTTCTTGAAAAATCTATTTTGTTATGAAAAAATAAAAATTCTTCAAATAGATTCTCTCCTGGTTGATCTAACATACTTAACACTTCACTGTACTCTTCTATACTAGGCCTCACTAATGTTTTTAAATCTTGAGGCATATTTTTAATTGATAACATTGTAGGCTCAACACTGATTTGTTTCTTAGATTTATTAAAGCGAGGAAACATCTGTTCAAAAAATAAATCAATTTCTTTTAACTTATTAACATTATAAATGTAAACTGTAGTTCGAACTGTGATGTTAGTATTTTTATCTTTTCTTAAATCAATTAATGTGTTAAAATAATTCATAGTTTTAACACAATCATTCCACTTTGAAGGACTTCGTATATATTCATTAAGAGTACCAATGCCATCTATGCTGAGTACAATCGTTAGATCTTTACATTCTAATAAGGATTCATGAACTGAAGCATTTGGAATAATTGTACAATTAGTAGCAAATGTTAAATCTATATTTTTTATAAAATCTTTATCTCTAAGATTTTTTAAAAATTGTTCACAGTCTTTGCTAAAAAAAGGTTCGCCGCCTGAAATACGAATATGCTTAAGATGATTAGCATTCATAGTATGCAGTGTAGAATTCCTAATATATTTTTTTTCAACAAACGGCTTACCATAGATTTGAAATTCTTCATCGTACCATTGATGACTTGCGGTGCTGTTACATCCTCTACATTTTAAATTGCAGATATTATCAAACACAACATCTAAATATTGTAGATTAGCAACAGTAACTACTCCCCAAGTGTCGATGGCAGCTTGTCTGAAAGATTTTTGTCCAACTTTTTCATCATTGTAACAATATTCACAATTAGGAATTTGTTTCCCATCTAACATATCTTGACGAATCTGTTTTATTTTTATACCATGAAATGCTTCATTGATATTCAATATGATATCTTCTTTGCTGAGACGTTTCCAATTACAACATGGCTCGAAACTGTCAACTTCTGCATATGAATTTACCCAAGGCAACGGACAATAATATTTCATTTTAATTCAGGAAAAATTTTATTGAAATTAGTTCCGCGAATAGAATCTAAGTTTTCAAAATATTCTGTAAAGTCTGGAATCATGTGACTATGATCCTCAGCATCAATAAACTTTAAAATACCTTCCCAACGTTTCCAACCGTAGGGATTATCTTTCCAAAAATGATCATCTTGAGTATAGTTATCCCACAACCATTGTTTGAAGTCTACAAACTTTGCACGTACTCGATCTTTTTGTTCTTTGGTTAGTATTCTAGCACTTAGAAAAGTCGGAATAAACAACAGATGCATACTGAATATTCCGCCGCCTGCTTGATAGTCACCGAGGTAGTGTTTGTTTACCTTTTTATAATTTTGAGATATCATCCATTTAGCAAAATCGGGTAGATGTTCGACATTAATTGCTTGCACTGCACATTCAATGCTGGTTTGAATATTGTCCGGGGTGTTATCTAATCGATCCAATATCCGAATAATATCGGCCCAGTCGGTCGGATATCGTATATACCAATTGCGTTCTTCTAGGGCATCTACACTAACTGAAAACTTTACTTTTTTAAACTGAGTCCATATCTCGATCATGTTTTCGTCTAATAGCACACCATTGGAATTATAACGCAGAGTGATCTTATTATTGTATCCACGTTTGATAATTTCTTCTAAGAATCGTTTGTGCTCTTTGATCATCAAGGGCTCACCGCCTGCAAAATATAATTGTTCGATGTGTGGAATCTGCTCAAAGATATCGTTCCAGAATTCAGGCTTTTCATACCAATAATTGTTGAATGTGTTTTTATCCCATTTGATCTGATTAATAACTATTGTACTTTTTGTCTTGGCCATCATCGGTTCGTAATCTTGCACCCAGCGACTGCTGTCATGCGGACTACACATAACACATTTTAAATTACATGTATGGCCTAATCGTAAATCAAGATACCTGATAGCGGGAGGAACCGTTCCAGTATCGGAAGTTTCGTCTATTAATTGTTCTATGTCTAAATCGTTGTTCATCCAGTCATAGGCTTCCCAGATCCGTTTACTAGCAACTCCATTAGATTCTTCCTCAAAGCATTTTGTACAACTTGCAGGTACCTTACCATCTAACATAGACAAACGAACATCTTTCATGTAATCATTGTTCCATGCACTCAGTGGTGTATCAATTCCAAAGTTTGCCGGTTGACCGTTTTCTTTTTTAACTAGCCCTACACCGTGGTCTCCCGTGGCTGCACCCGATGCATTGGCCACACAACATAATCTAGCATCACCGTTAGGTCTGGTAGCCATGTGTATCCACGGTATCACACAAAAACTAGGAGAACCTGATCGATCTTTGATTAATTGTTGTACGGTGCCGATTTTAGTTTCTTTTGGCTGTAGCCAATAAATCTCACGCATTAATAATTCTCCAGATGATCTATCTTTAATCGTATTCTAAAATCTTCCGTGAACTTACCGTCAATTCTTAGACTATAGCTTTGTTCTTTAATCTGATCACCGCCATGCCAATCCTGATCATTCCACCATGCAGCCTTAGTGTTTAAATATATTTTAGTTTTAGTTTCTGGATCCCAAACATAAAACCCTTTTTTAGTATTAGGTCGAATATGTATAAATTCGTTTCGATGAGGAGTATAAAAATCATTTTCAAATACTCCATTATTAGCATCTAAATCTCGGTGTTCAAATGGCATCCCGTCTGCTTCGCAATGAAAAAATATCACTCGTCCAATATGTTCAAATATTCCATCGGTGATCATTTGTTCAACCCACTTAACTACGTTAGGAAAGTATTCTGCTTCTTCAGTGAGCTTACGTGGCGCAGTTCTATCATTCCACGATCCTTCTTCCCATAAAAAATAATATATGTAAGGATCATAGGCACCCATGGCCATTTTAACATATCTAGTAAAAAGATTACGGCTATTGTGATCTTTAGCATTGCACCATAGATCCCAACCACTTTGTTTAATCGGATCACTATCAGGCAATGCAAGAAATTCTTCTATTGCTTTATAAATGGGTTTCCAGTTCCAAATATAACTACCTCTAGTTTGATCAAATCCTGGTTTCATCCAGGTACCTTCTTTGGCATGGAGTCGTGCCAATGCAAATCCTTTGAGGATTTCGGGCTGTAGTTTATCAAATTGATCCATATCTAAATATGGAGCCATATCTAAGTACGGCTGATTGTTGATGCCTTTGATCATTTAATTTTGTTCCTGTTTGTATTTAAGATAATTAAATTACAGAGGACATACTCGTGAAATACCATTATTATTACAATCAAGTACCAGGAGAATTACCCTGGAGAAATAATCTAATCTATACCAGCTTGATCAGTGACGACAAAAAGACATTTGTGCAGTGGTATGTTAACGACTCCGAATATCACCAAGGACAGAATCAAGTAGTTGATCCTGCCCTGATGAAAGAAAAATGGCTTAGGGAAGTCAACTTCATCACTCAGATGAGAAATCGATTTCCTGATTTAGTCCCAACTATCATTAATATAGATTTAGAAAAGAAAAAACTATATCTTGAAATTGACGGTGTTGATTTATGGCAGCGTAGTTTAGATCGCAACAACTGTCCTTTTGAAGAGATTGTACCAGACTGGCAAGATCAAATGTTGGCAATTTTATCTGCTCACAAGAGTTTAGGAATTTACAAATATAGCCTGCATCCTAGTAGTTATTTTGTTGTTAACGGAAAACTAAAAAGTATTAATTATTTTTTTACATATAGGTTTAATGAACCTCCAATTACTATAAACAGTTTTCTGAGCCATATCAGTGAAAATCGTAGAATAGAATTACGAAAACAATCTCAGGCTATGGGCATAGATTGGGAAACTCCTACTCCCCTCATTGACATTCAGTTACTGGCTTTTGAAAGTTTCAGTAACAATTATCCTAGAGATTTTATAGAAAAAGCTAAAACAATTTATGGAACATAAAGACCAACTTGAAAAAATAAAACTTTTATCAGAAATCTTTCTGAAAGAGTTCGACTGGAAAAAATTAAAACAAGAATTAATCTCTAGCGTAAATCTTAATCTCGGTTGGTATTATCAATATAACAATGATGGCAATATAGAAGTTTGCCAGTATGGGTGTGATGATGACGAAATTCGCTTTCCAAATTCTGCCATCGGAGCAGAATATTTTACCATAGAATTTACTTCAGTACAGCACGGTGACAGAAAATATTTTTGGGAGATAGTTTCTAGCGCCTTAGAAATTAAAGGCATTGATTATATAGGAATTAATTTCTTAGGTCCAAACATGGAATTTCCAGAACATGTTGACATGAATGTTTTTACTATTCTTATCAATATTGAAACCAATGATCAGTGCATATTACAGGTAGACAGTAAAGATTATGTTTTTAAAAATGGAGACATCTTTATGTTTGACGGAGAAATTCCGCATGCTGTTTATAATCGATCTAATTCTTTTTGGAAACAAGTTGTTCTTAGAATAAAAAAAGTGTACCCTGAAGAATAATTATGTATAAGATAGTTAAATGGAATTCAAATTTAAATCTTTGTGAGTTTTATCAAGAGGCTGCTGAGCGAGGATTTGCTAATAATGCTAGTCAGAAAGTAATGATAGATTGCTTCCGTAATGAATCAGAGTGGGCAGCATGGATATTATATCAAGATGACAAAGCTATCGGCAGTGTTGTTGCACACTCTTTTGATGAAATGGGAACAAACTGTTATCGAGTTTTAGCACGTACCTGCACGTTTGGAGATGCTCGACCTAATAGAGGTCTTATAACTCCTAAAAAATTAATCGCCGAACATCAAAATTTAACTGATCAATTCTTATTACCGACTTGTATAGAATGGTCCAACGGTAAACGTATATTTGCTACCAGTAATGAAAGCACAGTAGCGAGTCAACGTCTTGTACATAGACATTACTTTCCTACGCTGGCCAAGTTAGGTATTGTGGAACGTATTGGTGATATAGTGTACCGTAATACAGAACAGACAGTATGGCAGATATATCCTGATCGATTTCTTGAAAACTTAGAACGTTATCCTAGATGGATCTAGATTAGGATTGGCACGTCTTAACTGTTCGTAGACAAATGGTGTTAGCTTCCATCTAAATTCAATTTGTCTAATGCTGGGCTTGCCTGCCCAGAAAATAATTGTATCAACGATATCTTCATATGAAGTTGTATAATCGCTGGTGAATACGTTTGTATCAGCGGCATCGACTTGAGTTCCTTCAATAAAACTTAAATCTAAATGCAGCAAGGGTATTCCATCAGGGTTGATACTGATTAGTCTACAAGCTTCTGCTAGGTCTTGTTTGTGTTTGACATATTCTGTAGGAATTAATTCTGGATATAATCTACTTACACTGCCCATTACCACCATCATATCAACTTTGTCTTTTAATGCTTCAACTAATCGTAACTGTTGCTGTTCACAATAGGCATTGTTGATAAACATCTCACAGCCTTCTGCTTCAGCAATAATTTTGTCAAAGTCTTTTTCTATGTCGTAGCCATTTGTTCTACTCATTCCAACTATTTCTCGACAGCTGATTTCTTTAAATTTATCATACACAGCTTTGCCAATGCCATTGGTATGTCCAGTAATAATTATTTTTTTATTCATTGATTCGGTTCTCCGGTCGCATCAAAACTAACTGCTGTTATATGAGGATATTCTAACCAAAGGTCTATTATTTTAAGTAACGCATCTGGATTGTTATAACCACTAGAGCTTAGATGTAGCATGAGTATTTTTGCACCTTTATTCTGTAATTCAGTTACTGCCGTAGCAAGTTTGTTTTTATGATCACTGTATTCTGGTAAACAAGTGTCTTTATAAAATGCTGCCATGCTACCACATACGATCATTTTATCCACAGAGGAATATAATTCATTTAAAAATTCAAGTTGCTTTCCATTGGCATAGGCATTGTTAATAAACAAATCACACCCCCGGGCAGTCTCAACAACATCGGCTAATCCAGTAGCGGTATTGAATCCAATAACTTCCCACCCTTTACTGATAAGATGATTTGAAAAAATAACACCAATGCCTCGTGTGTGTCCTGTTATGATTGCTTTAGGCATAGTTTACCTTAAAATCAGTAGTAACAATATTTTTAAAATATTCAAGGACATTGGGATTGATATTAAATCTAATAGTGTTTCCTTGGAAATTAAAATGACTGATATCTCCAGCCTTGTTTGCACGATTCAACCAAGGACTAAAAATTAAATCAAAGTTATGTCTATGCCAGGTCGTATCGCCGGCCGGATCAATTGTTACTCGAATGCTGTTATCTATATTATTTTTTAATAATAATTTTCTAACAACCAACTGAATCCTTGAATGGCCGCCAAAATTTGCTGCTGAATGAATCCGGCCAGCATCCATGTAATACCAATCCCCGTCGGGATCTGTTTTATGTATTTTCATTTCATCTAAATCAATTAGATAACTTTGATCGCCTGATAATGCTAGATGCCAGCGATCATCGATGTCAGCATGACTACTATATGTTTGTTGTGGTGCTAACTCAATCAATCTAGCTTCTCCTTTGTCTAAAGGCAAACTATCAAGTACTTCTTCCCACACTGTGTTTTTAAATTCGGATTTTATTTCCCACGGATCGTAGAAGAAATCACCAGTGGGCTGATTTAAAGACAATTTAGAATTAATAGAAGGAATAGAATCTTTTGCAATATTGAATATTTTAAAAGGTACCGTAAATTGAGTTTTGGATAGCATGAAATATTTATATGCTACTATAATATGGTTAAATATTTCTATGCTACGAGTTAAAATTGCCAAAGAATATTCTTCTACATACTTAGAAATTGAAAGGCCACAACCCTTAACTGATAACACGATCGAGCAGCTAATACAACAAGTACTCAGCGGAAATTTAGACAAAGATATCAGTGATGCTGTATATACTAATTTTAAAAAAGAAATGGCCGATTGGATTCTTGATAGTAAACTGAATACCATAACCGGCCTTGATAGCTTTGACAGAGTTGACATTATAAACGGATGTACGCAATTTATCGATAATATCTATATGCAATGTCAACCGCAGGTATTAGTTGGTGATTATAGATACCACGACAGATTAGGTAACTGGGGAACTAGGCCGGGTCTGTTGCGAGAAGATATACCATTAATTATTTCCATGCCATTTCCTAGCACAGGTGCAGTACACGAACAGATGAAGGAGATTTTAGATGAAGCGCAAGACAAGGGAATTAGTGTACATGTGGACGGCGCTTGGTTTACTTGCTGCCGCGCAATTAACTTTGATGTATCTCATCCTGCAATTAGATCTGTGGGGATAAGTTTAAGCAAAGGCTTAGGTCTCGGTTGGAATCGAATTGGCCTACGTTGGTCTAGACAACCTAAGCCCGATAGTATTACAATAATGAATGACTTCCATATGAATAATCGTGCGTTGGCAATGATTGGTTTACATTTTATTCGTAACTTACCATCAGACTATCTGTGGAATAAACACGGTAATAACTACTATAAAGTGTGTGCAGATTTTGCACTAACTCCGACCCAAAGTATCTATCTAGCTCTACGCAACGGGGAACCTGTCGGAGTTAGTCCACTAATAAGGTATTTAGAAAATGCAGATATTTCATGATATAGACGGTGTTCGTATTCCTTTTAATAAAAACTGGCGTAGTGTTGCAATTAGTGTCAGCGGTGGTGCAGATAGTGCTCTGTTAGCCCATTTAGTTTGTGGTCTTGCATCCGATGGGTTCACAGTACATATAATCAGTCATACGAGAATGTGGAAGACTCGTCCGTGGCAACAATACGATAGTCTTAATATATTCAATTGGCTGTTAACAAATCATCCAACCCTGAGACTGTATAGACATACTAATTTTATTGCCCCCGAACTAGAGTACGGTAATATAGGTCCTAATCTAATAGATGAATACGGTAAACAAGTCAGTGGTGACAACATACAACAACGTGCTTTTGCAGAATACATTTGTCATAAAGAAAACTGTGATGCATACTATAATGCAGTTACACATAATCCTAGGCAAGCTTCTTTTAGTGGTATGTCTGAACGAGATATCGAACCTTCCGAAGAAAACAAACATCTAGAATATATGTTGCACATGAATAAGGTTGCAAGTCACCCATTTAGATTCATTGATAAATCTTGGGTTATTACCCAGTATAGAAGATTAGAACTAGAAAGTCTATTTGAAATTACAAGAAGTTGCGAAGGCGAATTTGAAAATATAAACTATCAAACATATACTCCAGGACAATATGTACCTGTCTGTGGTAAATGTTTTTGGTGTAAAGAAAGAGAGTGGGCCATTGAACAATCAAAGTAAAACATTCTGCATGCATCCGTTTACCGGACTAGCAACACGCGAAGACGGTGCCATACAGGCCTGCTGTCGTAGTCATCCCGTTGGTTGGATACAGGATACTACCTTAGAAGAAATATGGAACAATGATACCATGCAGCGTATTCGCCGCCAGGTACTAAACAACGAACGCCCGCCCGAATGTGCGCCTTGTTTTAATTTAGAGGATCAAGGAGTAGAAAGTCTACGTCAACGACATATTGCAGGGATTATACCCGAGGCTCGTATCAATCTATATCCTAGCACACCTTTACAAGAAAAAATGCCTTTTGAAATTCCCACAATGGAATTAAAGTTAAACAACTTATGTAATTTAAAATGTCGCATGTGTCATCCTGGAGACAGTACCAGTTGGAATGATTGGGCGGAAATTAAAGATTTCTATAAAGACGAAGGTAGGATAATTTATCAGATGGTAGAAGAGCATAATCTAGAAAATAAACCATTGCTGGACAAGTTTGAAGACAATCCAGGGTGGTGGACTAGTTTAGAAAAAAACTTACCATATTTTCGCCGTGTGGAGTTTGCCGGCGGCGAACCCTTGATGGATCCACAGCATTATCGCATATTAGATATGCTTGCTCCTTACGGTCATCAGATAGAAATCAAGTATGCTACTAATTTAACTATGTTAGGCAAAAGCAATCGCACAGTTTGGGAGTACTGGCCTAAGTTTAAAAGCGTAGCAGTAAATGTTTCTATTGACGGCATGGGTGCCAGTTATGAATATATTCGTGGCAATGCATCTTGGGAAGAGTTGATTAATAATATCAAACAAATACAGTCGATACCTAACATCAGTCGAATTGTCGGCGCTGTGGCTGTACAGGCCAGTAATGTTATGATTCTAGATAAAATGATCAAATATTTTCTAGATGAATTAGGTATTGTTTTTTATACCAATATGGTGCAGTATCCTAATGTTTTATCAGCGCAGGTCATTCCAATAGAGCTAAAAGATATTGCAGTTTCTAGATTAGAATTAATTAAAAAAGAATTATCAAATTTTAAATTGGTAAAACAAAAACCAATTTTACATGGAATAACTTTAAATCAGATCAACGGAATAATAAATTTTATTCAAGCAAAAGATCAAAGCCACTTGTGGAAAGACTGCATCGAATTTAATCATCGATTAGACAAAACACGCGATCAATGCTTTGAAGACATCACACCAGAGTTTAAAAAATATGTATAAAATAACTTCTGTGTGGCCGCATCAAGATCAAATTAAGGTTGAATGGAACATAGGCAAACGCTGTAATTATGATTGCAGCTATTGCCCCGCAGAAATACACGATAATTTTAGTCCACACACAGATATTAATATAATGGAAGCGACTGTGGATAAACTATGCGAATTAGGTAAACCTTTACGTATTAGTCTCACCGGAGGAGAACCCTGTGTACATCCTGACATCGAGGATCTTCTTGAGTACTTTAAACGAAAAAATATTTTCTGGATTAATTTAACCACTAATGGTACGCGAGGGTATCAATGGTATTTAGATCATGAAATGTTTTTTAATCATCTTGTGTTTAGTCTACATTTTGAACAGGACTGGACTCGAATATTCGATACTATTTTAAAATTCTACGACAGCACAGAACGAGACTTTTTTGTTAATGTTATGGCACATCACAAATATATGCATAATGTAAAAATTGTTGTTAAAAAGTTTGACGAGATCGGAATTAAGTATGCTATTCGTAGAATTCGTTGGACCGAAGGCGACCATAATGTTTTTGATGATTTAAAATACGACGGCAAAGATCTGCAATGGATACTAGACCACAATGCCACAGTAAAACCCAACTGTAGAATCGACGAAGAAAAGATCATGCATGCCAACGATGTTATTAAAAATAATCTAAATCAATTTAAGGGATGGCAATGCAATGCAGGTATAGAAAGCCTAATGATAAATTGGGACGGTGAAGTGCATCGTGCTACTTGCCGTGTTGGCGGAAGTCTTGGAAATATCTACAATGATACATTTTCAATGTCAGTAGGCCCTATCACCTGCACCAGAGACAACTGTACCTGTGCTGCCGATATTCCTCTAACAAAAATAAAGAACTCGTAAATACATCATGGACATCTATCACGTATGGGCAGACAAAGAGGAAGACATCAGCGATCTCGATTGGGTCAAAAATATGAAAAGTTTTCTTCAACATCTTGTTGACGAAGGCAAAATGCAAAGTTATCGAGTTACTCGTTGCAAGATGGGATTCCGTAGTATAGAAAATTTACCAGAATGGCACATCATGATGGAGTTTACAGGCATGGCGCAACTAGAAAGTGCGTTCCAAAGAGTAGCTCCATTAGAAGGCGAGCTAGAAGATAAACACAAAAGTTTTAATCAATTTGTAAGCGGTAACATACAGCATGCCTATTTTAGAGATTGGCCGGATGAACAATAAAGTAAACAGTTGGGACGAGTTTCAACCGTTAGAAGCTGTGGTAGTGGGCAGTATCTACGACAGCAGTTTTTTTGACGGTGTTGCAAATAAAAAAATTGCTGATGTTCTTAAAAGAGTCGTTGATGAAACCAACGAGGACATTGAATATTTCAAACAACAATTATGTTCACACAATGTTACTGTATTTCAAGCATCACCGACAGAACTAGGATACAAATCTAGTATACTAGACTATGTGGATGTTAATGGCAAGTTGGGTTACGGTAGTAACAATCCTGATTTTGTCAAAGACAGTTTAATTCCAACAAGTCCGTTACAGGTCCGAGACGATGCTGTTACTATGGGCAATAGGATTCTTGTTACAGATAATACTTTTGAAGTTGCCGGTTACACAAAAAAGTTTGTTGAATGGTTTGGAGAAAGTCAAGTAGATTTGAGTATCTATAATGGCAACTATAAGTTCTATCAAACTGAAGAATGCCTAGATAGATATGTTAAAGATAGAAACTTAGGTACAGGAATCAACGATTTTACACCGGAACAAAAACAACAACTAATTGAAGAACATACACTACAAGGGTTTTGCAGTCCTAATCTAACAAGGATAGGTAAAAAGTGTTTGGTAGATTTAAATCAAACACCAACACTACTTGAGTTTCTACAAGACAAGTATCCTATATTTGACTACGAACCTCTCAATCTTGGCGGACACAATGACAGTATTTTTACTGTACTCAAGCCCGGATTGGTAGTATCAGGTCCTTGGTTCAAAGGTTCAGAAGGCGCTTTTAAGAATTGGGAAGTTATTTTCTTTAACGACTCTAGATGGGACGGTGTTAGAGAATGGTTAGATCTACGTAGCAAGAACAAAGGCAAGTGGTGGGTACCAGGTGAAGAACGCAACGACGATTTTACACATTTTGTAGAATCGTTCTTGCCCAACTGGACAGGCTTTGTTGAAGAAACTATATTTGATATCAATAGTCTGGTCATTGATGAAAAGAATGTTGTTATCAACAGTAATAGCCCTACCCTAATCAAACTGTTAGAAAGCAAGGGTATCAATCCTATTGTATGCCCATTAAGACACAGATTCTTTTGGGATGGCGGATGGCACTGTTTAACACTGGATGTTAGACGCAGTGGTGGGCAAAATGACTACGGACTATGAAGTATATCTGCGTGACTGGATCACAGAAGTCTTGGATAAGCCGCAGCACTGGCTTAATAATATACCAATTTGCCCATACGCTAAACAAGCATTAATTAAAAACAAGATCGACTTCAGACGAAGCTATACTTACATCGCTGACATTCATAGTTTGTTTAAACAATGGAATCCACAAATTGATGTTGTAGTGTTAGTCTGTGACGATAATATAAATTCAGATTTGTTTAGCCAACATGTAGCTGAAATTAATGAACAGTATGTTCCCTTAGGATATGCCTGTCTAGAAGACCATGTTGATTGTATTGAAACAGTCAAAGATATTAAACTTAACAATGGCAAATATAATTTAATATTATGTCAACCATTAGATAAACTTAATGCCGCAACCGTGCAATTAGAGAAACAAGGGTATTATCAGCATTGGAGCAAAGACTATTACGATCAAGTAGTCAAGTGGAGATTCCCTAAAACTTCATAACCATCTAATTTAGATTTATATGAGTTTGCCTCTCCCAGATATAGATATTTGTAACCTAAATTTTTATAAACAGCACACTCGTGTGTAAGACTTGCAATCCCTAGTTTTAATTTAGGATTTTCATAGTTCCAAGAAAATTGTAAACTTTCAACATTTTCTTGATCATGTTTTTTAACAACACTGAACGCCACTAACTTTCCATCAGTATCTAGATATCCCCATATGTCAATAGTAGCATCATTAAAGTAGGAATCAAACAAAGGCATAATACTATCAAATTTTTTGTAATGACAGTATTGTTTATAAATTTTTTGCAAATCATCGATTGGGGGACTATCAAATAATACACAATCATTTGATGGGCTGTAAGTTGTTTTCGATAAGTCAATTCTGCAGTACATTAAGCTAGACATTTAATTAAATTGATCCCTTTGTAAAAATTGATCATCGGGTTTTGAAATATTTTTGTCTATTCCGCATATACGGGCGCACATGATCATCTTTTTAGTTGTCCAGAATATTTTCCAAACATTCTGCCAATTGTCAGATTGAATAATATTTTTTACTCCTACTAGATCTGCATTTAAATTTTCTTCACCGCCCAATGATTCAACCAAGTCAAAGTATTGTTTATTAATTTCGTTCCTAATTGCAATATTGACATTTTTATTATCGTAGTTTGTATAGGGTATTGATCCGACCCAGCAACACGGAAATACATTTTTAAAATGATCTATATAAATTTCTTTAGTGTGTTGAACTTTACAACTAATTTCTAAAGGCATAATTGTAGATTTATATTCTTCTATCATTTGTTTACTGATGAAATGCATCTTGTTGTCCGATGGTGGTTCAATAACATGAGTAACATTTCCAGCTTTATCCAATACATCAAATTTCGGTTCTCCTAAAAATCTCGAACTATTTTTTAATGTAAAATATTTAAAACCTTCTCGACTAGCTCTGTCTCTAGCTTCGTCTTCTTGATGTTCATTGTGTTTAAATTTAATAAAACACCATTCAGCAATCCCGCCGGCCTTGATAAATGTTGTGGCATTTTTAATTACGCCGTTATACGTTGTGCCTATTCTATATAAATGATGAGTATCTTCAAGTCCATCTAATGCAAATACCACCCTATGGTCTTCTGGTAAAGAATAACATAATTCTTCCCACCAATCAGAATTTCTTGCACCGCCATTTGTGTGAATCGCCACACGCATTGTTGGCTTGTGTTCTTTAAGGTGCAGACACATGTTGGGAAGATCTTTATTTAAAATTGGATCTCCAAAATTTCCACAGAAGTACACACTGCTGATTTGATCAATTAATTCAGTTGTAAAAATAGATTTAAACTCTTCTAACGTCCACGACTTTTCTTGGAGAAGAGTGTTGGGCAGGCCACCATGATTATTTCTAGCACACATAGGGCAACTAGCCTGACATGCCGAAGTAATTTCAAGATGTACTGAATCTAACTCATTAAATCTAAACATTATGCAGGACCATCTTTTATACTGTCAAAGATAGACAACCCCAGTTCTCGAGTCACTACCTCAGAGGTTACCGGATTTTCTTTTATCTTTAATAGAGTTTTGTACAATATAATATTTTGCTGTTGTATCTCCATAAATTTATCTATGTAAAACGGATCAGTGAATACAGGTTTATCAGTCATAATATTAATATAGGTTAAAAAGGTATTTAGGTGTTAGGCCGCAATTAGTTCCGGCATGCCAATATCTTCGAGAATCCCATTGAAAGGCATCCCCTTGTTGTTTATTGTAAAACATTTCATTTTCACATACAAATATATGTCCAAACGTAGGTTTACCAATATGACAATGCCATCTCATCATATCCGGTTGTGTTAATAGAGTTGCTTCGTCATCGTGTACATCCCAATGTATCGGTGCTTGTCTACCGGGCCATATACGACTAATCCACGAACCCGAGTTAGGTTTAATTTCAAAAAAATCACAGAATTTTTCTTCGATGCTTCGATCATAATGTACTCCGGGAAAAAGCATGTCCCATTGTACAGTTCCGCCTAGTTCAACGGTTTTATATCCTTCATCTCGCCAGATAGTAGTTACTTCATTTAATAATGGAATTGGATCACCTTCTTTATGTGTGGGCCCGTGGTCGGGGGAACAATTCTCTAGATCACGAATAACCAACTCCCAATCAATAATACCGCTACAATTTCCTATAAATTTAATCATTAGAAATTCCTAAAAAATGAAAAAGGTAATAGGGTCCTTGACCAGCATTAGTTCCGGCGTGGTAATCTCTATAGTGATCCCATTGATAAATTTCGCCTTGTTCTATATTATAAAAACATTCATTGCCCAAGATAAACGCATGAGCAAATTTCGGAGTATCTATAAAACACACATAACGAACAAGATTGCCCTGCTCTAACCATTCTGTTTCGTTGTCTTCTACATCCCAATGATATGGAACGCACTGCCCCGGCATTACTTCAGAAATAAACACTCGTTTGGGTTCAGCATTAACTATATTTGAAAATGATTCTTGTATATCAATATCAAAATGTTCTCCTGGATAATAATCCCACCATTCGATATTTTTAAAGTCATAGTTAGCATTCTTCCAGGTTTCCATAATTTCTTTATAGTAACCTAAATTAACATTAGGATCATCCTTGACACGATCAGTTACAGTAGAAGGACTGTTGTAATCACCACTGCGAGGTACAAGGCCTGTCATAACGACATCCCAATCAATTAATCCGTTTGTAGATCCAATGCGCTTAGGCATTAAAAATTTCCTTGTATATATATTCCATGTTCTGATTGCCCCATTTAACATGTTCTTGCATAGAACGTTGAAACATTATTTCTAGGTTGTATTTGTTATCAACAATAGCCCCGGTTTCAGCCAACCTAAATTTTGCTGACTCGTGTATAATACCATCCATATATTCTGCATCAACGAACGGATCATTGGTAGAAATACCGCCGTACCAATCAATTGTTTGCATTTGACCATCTTTAATAAAATGACAATGCGGATACATTGTCAACTTATAAGTACCTTCCTTGAATAGATCTGTCATTATAAAATGCAGTTGTTCTTTCCAATTGCTACAATAATTATCTAAATTTCTACCACTGTAAATAATTTCATTACAGGTTTCTCCCTGCCACTCAAAAAATACCTGCTTACTATGATAATCAATATCTATAATCGTAGGAGTATATGGTTTATCTTTATATTTTAACAGATTATCTATTTCATTTTTCCAAAACCAATCAACTACATTTTGAGTATATTTTTCTCTAATAGGATCTTCTTGTCGTTGATATTTGTTTGCCCAATCATAATTGGCACAAAAAATCGTGCCTTCTGGATTCAATAATGGTTCATAGGTCTGCTGCGACATGCACCTAGTGCCGTCATCGTCTATCTTTAGAAAGGGTATCCAGTTACTAATCGAAGTCACGAACTTTATATCCCACACGTGGCTGGTCGCTAAAGAAACAACTGGCTATCCACTTGGTGCCTTTGGTGATTGGTCGACTTTCGTGAATCGTACTCCAGTTCGTTGCTTCATCATACCCTTGTTGAAAATATAGAAAAGATCCAGCCTTGGGCTGTATCTCTATATTTAATTTTGGAAAATAAGTTTGGCCGCCTACAAAATTATCATTTAAAAAGAATATACCAGTGCCGACCCTATCACCGCCGTATCTATAATAGTTTATTTGTTTTGGATCATAGGGGTAATCGTGATGTAGATCTAAATACTGCCCCTCGACATAGTTATAGATATCTATGGCTTCGATGTGGCTGTACGGAATTTTAGCAGAATTTACAATTGCTGTGGCCAACATATCGTAATGATAAGGATCTACTCCAAGACTGATTCCCCTGTTTTCAACCAGTTCTGTTACTTGAGCGTACGACTCTTGTCTACTTTGTGTTCCAGAATTAGGATTCATTCCGTTCCTAGAATGTCGATCGATGATGCTGTTACATGCTTCGATGGGCAATAGATTATCAAAAACACTTATCCGTGGAATGTTTAAATGTTTGTGTTCAAACACTGAGGAAAGTACGCTAACCTTGATAGCCTTACTGCCCTCATCTACTTCTATCCTTTCAAACGATACCTGTTGAAGTTCAAATAATACCTGAGGGTCTTGGTTTATGTCCCATTTTTCTACCAAGATAGAAGATCCATCGTTATCCGATAAGATAAATCCATAGTCTTTAGCATCGTTAAACCATTTAACTATTCCGGTTTCCATTATTGTTTTCCAATGATCATAAATCGTTTGTACAATGGCAATTCTAATTCTCCTGCCCAAATAATATCGATCTGGCACTGTTTTTTAAATTGTTCTAAATCTGCGGCAATGCGAACATGTTCTGGTATATTATAATTATTGCTTTGCAGAACTAACAAACTATTGTGCGGCATGCCACTCAACCACAGATCGTATTGTTCTTGAGTTATGTGTTCGCAACTGGTATTAATAATTACGTCTGCATCACTGCGAATGGCACACATGTCTGCAGTAACAGCATGAAACTTCCCACTCATTTCTTCTTTTTTGTTCATCATAGTGGCAATAGGTTGACAACTAGGATCAATATCAACACTACGAATATTTGTAATATAAATGTCACTTTGAAACAGCATGCTGGCCAATGTTCCTACCCAACCGCCATGTATATCTATACTTACAAACTTATTAACGTTCTTACGTAGATTAGCAATCAACCATTCTTTGCTTTTTAGTTGGCCGCTCCAAAACGCATCCATAGTACGTATGGGGTCTGGACTTTGCCTAATGGCCTGCATCCAATAATGTAGGTGTTCGGTGTCAATGTCCATATTGACCCCATTTAATTTTATTCCAAATCCTTTCATGTATAAAATACAAAATTGTATTCGAAATTAATTGTGCCATAGCGATCGAACCTGCAATAACAAAATTACCAGACACAATATACGATATTGCAAACGTAGCTCCACTACCAGTTATCCTCCAACTGACAGTTTTAACTAGACTGCGGACAGCACGATCACTCAAGACCTAATTCCTTGCGAATTTTTGTAGCACTGATGTCAGTTATCGACTCGTCAAAAGTTTCTTCCCCTGCGGTATATCCCACACCACGACCCCAGCCGATATGTACAATATTAGGAACAACCTGTATTTCATATTGTCCTTGATACAATGGATCTAAATCATGTTTGATAAAACCTTTGACTTTAGCTACTTCAAATGGATTACTACCTTGCCATCCTTGTACATCACGTACTTGAATAATCACCTGTCCGGTCTTGGCCAATAATCTTTCAAATAATGCACGATGACCAGCATGCCAGGGTTGCCAGCGTCCTAGCATCTGTACTGTTTCTTTCTTCCAATCAAATACTGGGCGCCTACGATCGTCTACGATATGATTGGCAATAAAATCTGACCACTTGTCTGCGTTCTGCTCTGTAACACGGAAATCGTATATCTCTGGTTCAATAAACATGGCATTAGTATCTGCGTAACGACCTTCACGAATAGTATCCATCCAAATAGTCCAGTCTGCTTTGAAGTTGTTACGCATTTCAACTAAAGGAGCCACAAAATCAGCAATGACATAATCACTTTCTAATCTAGTGGATAGGTCATACATACGTTTACTTTGTCTAATACGTCCTGCTTCTGTAAAATCCCAGTCGTTGTATTCTTTACGAACTTCATCTGCATTAAGCCATTCAACTTTCTTACCCGAATCACTCAATAGTTTTTTAAGTTTTTCTGCTAATGTTGTTTTACCTGCGCCAGGTAATCCCATAATTAGTACACGTTTAGTCATATTATATTTCCTTTGTATTTTCTATATGCTTATCTGCCCTTATATCGGCACCACAATCACACCTAAACTTATCACAGATTACAGATTCCTGTAAATTATCTATGTTAATACTAGTTATGTTGCCTAGATCAATCATTCCACAATTACTCCAACGGACATTACCTAATGCATCTATGATTAAGTTTTCTTTCCCTGAATAGCAACGCCATCCATAAAAATTATGATCATCGTTTTTCATTAATTGGTCTGGATCTAATACCGATTGGGAACCATCATCATATATTGCAATAGTATCGGTATCTTTTAACCAACTATGAGAAACAGTTAATTCGGTATGTCTCTGGTCTGTAAACTGCCACCTCGGCGAAGTATTTAAAAACTCTAATTGCTCCGGAGTCCATTTTGTAAAATAGTCAGCGCCGGCCCAATTGCTAACAGGTTTGATCAATATTATTTTAATATTTTCCAAAGATTTTAATTGTTCAAACCACGACACTGCTAAGTCCCAATGTTTGGGATCCATCATGATGTAAACTATGACAAAACTTTGATCTGTTAATACTTTTATTTTTTCAAGATCAAATTTATGCTGACTTGGATGCATGGTTAAGCACCAAACATCTACTAGATTCCCAACTTCTTTATAAAATCTCGGAGTTCTAACATTATTGCTGTCTACTTTAATTTTGATATCTAGGTCTTTTATCATCTTTAAAATATCAATAAACTGAGGATGGGTAGTAACTTCACCACCGGTGAGATTTAATAAAATAGGTTGTTTAATTTGACTAAAGAAATTTTTATAAATCTTCAGGTCGATATTATGATGTTTGCCTGTTCTAAAATGCGGAGGGCAATATTCGCAGGCATAGGTGCAGTTGGTTGTCATCTGCCAGGTAATTTTCATTGTATGACTGTTGCCCGACTTAATTTTAATTATTTTTTTCATTTAATCTGCTAATTTTATCTTGCCATTCATCTTCAAAGGATGTTAACACCATTTGTATTTGTTCTACAGCCCAATCAAAATTTGTTATAAATTGATATTTTTTATGACTTTGTTGATCATCAGTATTCATTAATGCAGTATCGAAGTATTCGCTAGGATAATTTTCTAGACTTATTATTTTGCCATTTTGAGGATAGTGTTTAAGATAATTTTTTATTTCTAACACCATTGACTGAATATCGTTTTCATCTATTGAAAATTTAAACGGGTCAACTTGATTTCTTTTATTATAACCAAATCTTTCTGCCATAAAAAGGCTCAGAAACATGTGTATTCTATCTGACCTTTCTACAACAAACACATCATAAATGTTATTATCAAGAACCGAATTATACCAATTAGAGATTAACGAAGATCGTTCTATGTGAGCACCATGTATTTTTAAAACCGCATTTGGATCATCAACTTTATAAAATGCTTTTTTAACCGCAGTTTCATTTAAAATATCTAAATTTGATTCTGAAAAGATTTCATCTTTTAGTATAGCTCGACGACAAGAATAAAATAGCACCGTTGCTCTAGTTCTAGGAAGGGTATATAACATCACAGGTTTCATAATTCTATTTTGGGATCGCTGATCTCCCATCCTTTTTCTATTAACGCATTTTTAAATTTTAAAAATGTTTCATGATTAAAAAAATAATCCACAAATGGATTTATTTGATCAGGAGTTTCCCAAACTGCAATCATTGTTTTAGTCGCTGTGTCCCATCCCTGTAAATTTAAAGGATAACTTCTTACTCTATAATCAATTTCGCTCTGGCGCTGCCAAACATCAAAATCAAATAGAAAATCTTCACTGTATTTTTCAAGTAAGATATTTTCAATTATAGAATCAAATTGTTCGTAATCGTTACAATCAGTCTGTTGATTTGAGATTTTAATTATACACTTTTGCATTTTAAATTAATATATTGTAAAATTTCTTCGCTGTAAATTTCTTGACATTCGTGTCCTGGATGGCGCATATCTAAAGCCAATGGATTTTTCTTTTTTAATTGTTCTAGATAAATTGGAATATGGTCAATTGTCGATCCCTCTAATGTTAGAAATTTTATTGCCTGTTTATTAAAAACAAGATTATATGCTTCTATATTTTTCACATTTAAAAAATTGTTAGCATGATTAATAAACAATTTAGACATTAATTCCATATCGTGTTGGTCATATAAATCTTTATAAAATGTATGTCCTGTCCACGGCCCTATACTTTCAACTTCTGTTTTTCTAATTATAGCTGTTCGATCAGGGAAACTCCATAATACAAAAACAATATCATTAGGCCTATAAGAAAATTTAATTATATCGTTCCATATTCTTTTATTACTTGCACCAGGACTTGATTCATTGATACAAATCCTATTCATCTTTTTCGCTAATATTGAAGGCCAAGATAAAGCACTGGGATTTTCACCCGGATGATTTGGAGGTATATGACAATCAGACAGACCGTGCCCATAAGTCAACGAACAACCAAATGCTATTAATCTTTCCATTTTGGCACCTTGCTATCTGCTGAGCTGACGCAACTGGGTGTAATACAGAGGTGTGGTTCTTTAAACAATTCGAACCGATCTAATGTTCCCAAAGAAACATCGTGACAACTGTAGCTGCGTTTAACTTCGTTACTTCTAATTATAACACTTTGATATCCACTATTGCAACCCCAGCCTTGAAATTTATTAAATCCAAAAGCATTAAAACGTTCTGCCTGATCAAATAGATATTCTTGCCCTGCATGGTCGTATAGTGCAATTTGAAAAACATCTTCGCCTTGTGCTGTTTGAGGGAACCCAGTTTGCAACAGACTGATCATTTCTTCTGTGTAACCATCTACCACACGACTGGCAGTGGGATCGCTCTGTGGTTTGAGTGTTACATTGATGCCTCGAGCATGCAATCTACTCATTCGGTCATACAGTTCATAGAACTGTTCTGGAACCATAACTTGATTAACTGTGACATGTACACGTTCGTATATCAACTGTAAACACTTGTCACCAAATTCTTGTTCCTTGGCAAACTCTGCATGAAAACTAGCAGTTATACTTCTACGCTGTAATAGTTCTGTATTTCGACACCATGTATTCCACCATTTACTACCTGGACTTAGATTGGTGGTCATATGAATACTTTGATAGGTGCTTTCTGTTTCGTCTAGGTGTTTGACCAAATCAGTTAACTGTTTGTAAGCAGTGGGTTCGCCACCACTGAAGCTCCAATGAAATTCATTAAATCCATTTTGTCGAGCTTGCCGTTTGATTTCGTCTATGGTGTTGGTATAGACTTCGAATGGCTGATAATCCATCCTGTCACTGCGAGCATAGGGCCAACAATAACTACAATTATAATTACAGAATCTTCCTAGGATCCAACTAGTAGAAAATAATGGACGATTCAACATTGTGCGTTGTCCAAATCTTATTATATTGTCAAATGGTATCTTTGTGAAGTCTTGTGTCATAATCTTGCAGTATTTAACTACAAAATGCTTGACCTTTTGCATTTGCGGTTATATACTGTATGAGTGGTCGTGAGTGGAATGGCATACCTCCGGTCCGTTGTGAAACGCATTTGGGCAAGGGCAACGTCTTAGACATCGCTTTGTAGGTTCGAATCCTACCGACCACACCAATTACTATTATAAGTAGTAGAACATAACTTAAGGAAAACATTATGTCAAACACAGTAGAACAACTAAAAACAGCAATGGAAGAATTCTTAGCAGAGGATGCTAAATTCGCAGCAGGCAATAACGCAGCAGGTACTCGTGCTCGCAAAGCTCTTCAGGAAGTAGGTAAGGCAGTTAAAGCCCGCCGCAATGAAATCACCGAAGAAAAAAATGCCCGCAAAGAAGCAAAAACAGCAGCCTAACTACAACTCAGACACCGTGACCATAGATGGCAGCTATGGTGCGGTGCCTTATACCTCTAACATAGGCGGCGCCATGGGCACTGATACCATCACACTCAATAATACTCTGTGGGGCGGATCGATAACATCACCTTACACTACTACCACTACTGTGCCTAATGGTGGCTATACCCTTTCTACCGGAGCAGGGTCTGGCTATAACTGGAGTACTGGAACAACCAATACTAATGTCTCTGTTGAGATCAATGCCGATGGTATGAAAATTAAAGAAGGCGGGGATATTACCATAGGTGGTAAGAGCCTAAGCGACGCTATTGAAAAAATTGAAGAACGATTAGGAATATTGAATCCTAATCCAGCACTAGAAGAACGTTGGGACCAATTGAAAGAACTGCGTCAGCAATATATAGAAATGGAACGAGACCTTCTCGAAAAAGAGAAGCTGATGAAGATTTTAAAGGAAGCATAATGAATGTTCGATTACTCAGCTACAGTCAACCCACACAGGAATTTGCAGATCTTGGCATCCAAGATGCACAGGAACTCATTGCGTATTGCGCCCGTGTCAGCAACCCATCAAACCAACTCAACACAGACACATCAGAAAAACTCATCAGATACTTGGTCAAACACCAACACTGGAGCCCACTTGAAATGGTCTCCGCCTGTATCGAAATCACTACCACCAGAGACATTGCACGACAGATCCTTAGACATCGTAGTTTCAGCTTCCAAGAATTCAGTCAGCGATATGCTGACCCTACTAAAGACTTGTCGTTTGTACTGCGAGAAGCACGACTCCAAGACACCGCAAATAGACAAAACAGTATCGCAACAGATGATCACTTGTTACAAAACGAATGGGAACGTGCTCAAAAAAGAGTCATCTATGCAGCCCAACGAGAATACGAGTGGGCCATTGCCAACGGCATTGCCAAAGAACAGGCTCGAGCTGTATTGCCGGAAGGGCTTATTGAAAGCCGTTTATATATGAACGGCACACTGCGTTCATGGATTCATTTTATCGAACTGCGTTCAGCAAATGGCACACAAAAAGAGCATCAGGAAGTGGCTGTGGCCTGTGCAAAGGTGATTGCGGAAATATTTCCAATGGCTGAAAGTCTAGTCTAAAATGTCTAAAGAATTAAACCAATTCTGCGAAAACTATGAAGTGCGTGTGCTCAACGATTCTAAACGTAGGGCACGATATCATCCTGTTAGATTTTTTACAGATCCCATGCGGGCAGATATAATTCAAAAAGATACAATAGAATACGAAACTGAAAAGGTCTATACAGTAGAAATACCCGAAGGTAGGTTACGCACATTAGTCGAAATGGAACGTAGATTCTTTAACTATGTTGAGCATCACGACAAACCTATTGACATGTTTCAAACACTCATGGACAAAGAACGTGAAGAAGCTCACTATAGAAATACCAATGCTGCTGTCCAAAAAGCCTATGAACAATATTCAATCATGCTTAACCTAGCAGGATATCAAAAAAAGTTTTGATTGATTTTGAATAGATATTGACAGGTTTCTAGAAAGATAGTATAATTAAGTTGTTCGGCAGTATAATCTTAAGGAATAAAAATGCGTAGCCATTATTGGACATGTTCAAAATTTGCAGATTGGCTTCGTGGTACTACAAAACTCAAATGTGGTACTGGCGAAGAATGGAACGAGTGGGAAACTCGTGCCAAGTCAGCATATCCAATTCGTTGGTGGCTGGCTGAAGAAGGACTAGACTATGTCCAAAAATTTGTCTACTATATACCGGATCGACTAAATGACATACGCTATTATATTAACAATCGCTGGGTTACTCACAGCCATGCTCTTACCGCACATCCTCGAGACATACAACCGGGTGCTTGGAGTGATGTGGGCAATCGCTTCCTTCCTTGTCTTTTCAACGAGCTTGTTAATTTTGTTGAAATAGAACAAGCATGGCATCACTGCATTTGGAGTGATGAAGCCAAGACCCAATTCGAAACTCCGTGGTGGCGCAAGGGTTGGTTGCGTTGGAGAACGTGGCGCTGTCCAGAAGCAGGCATGGAGTACTTAAAATGGGCCAGTGGCCTTACTGTCGGAGAAGACATGGGTGTAGCGCCTGATGGCAAAGGCTACGGCGAACCAACTCATCAAGCCAAAGCCGCCAAAGAAATCATAGAGCTTTACACCTGGTGGACTGTTACCTATCGCAATCGTCCCGACCCCTATGATGCAAGTGGTTGGACTGCTTACTGTGAAGCAAGCCGAGCAGCTAATGGTGGAAGTCTTTGGGGAAGTTTGAGTTCCGATAAAACTCCCGAGATGAAAAAGATGAGTACGTTGTCTTTGAATAAACTTCGTAAACTGGAAGAAGCTTACGAAAAAGAAGATGAAGCTATGATGATTCGTCTTATTAAAATTAGACAAAGCCTGTGGACATGATATGAGCATATCAGATCAAAACGAACACTGTATTGAAGATTTGTATGCCAAGTATCTGCAGTTCACTGCTGTGATGTTGGAAGAATATAAAGATATAGAAATAGCCGGTATCATGGTCACACAAGCTCTTAGCATGTATAGAACTGTGTTACCAGAAGAAGATTATCAACGCATGGTAAAAAGCATATATGAAAGAAGAAATGATGTCAAAAGCTTCGACTGAACTCGAACCGCAGACTCCTGCAGAAGGTATTTTAAAACGAGGTCAATGGGGTGACGCCATGACCTACCAAGTCACTTGCGAATGTCACGACGCCAATCACGATCACAATGTCTGGGTCGAAGCAGACGACCATCGTGTGACTGTTACTACCTACACCACACAAAAATCCAAATGGTGGAGTCTAAATCGTTGGCAGACTATTTGGATTCTACTTACCAAAGGCTATGTTGAGCATGAAGCCAATATCATTATGACTGAGCAACAGGCACTGAACTACGCAGAAACATTGAAGAAAGCAATTAAAGATGTCAAAAATTTCAAGCAGCCCTGAACGAAATACTTTTCAGTTAGACAATGCCAAACGCCGTGCTGAGGAAAAGGGCGAAGAAGTTCCAGAGTACTATGAAAACTTTTGGAAATCGGCCAAAGAGCAAGATGAAGAAAATCTTCTAGATCCAGACTGGCAGAAAGACAACATGGAATATGACCTTCGCAGTAGCGAATGGATGTGTGCCAAAGCTCGAAACTCTGATGCCTATGCACAAAATCTCTATGCGGCCATGTGCAATATGCAGTTTATCAAACTGGATGTTTTACCTATCCTAAAAAATCAACGGTGGAGTGCCAGCTGGAGACATGCTGGCGGCATTGTGGCAGATATGCTACAACAAGGTGACTACATAGATTGGTACTGTAGTGGTATGGGGGAGGGATTGGGCAACGGTGATGCCGATGGCACCAAAGGATATGTACCTGAAGGTCAAGTAACTGAAGAAATAGCCAATGACCTTAAAACTTTAGGCTGGCTAGCCATGGAGTGGGACGACGAAGAATGAGCTACATGCTATATGAAGTTTGGGTAGAAGATGAAATTGGACATCAGGAATTAATCGATACAACTGCTAGCCAAAAAGAAGCTTTTGAATTAGCCAAAAAAAGTCTGGAGGAAGGATGGCCTGCGTCTGTT